TCTTGCCCATTGCAAGAGAGGTGTACACGGTCGTTGACTTGCCGGACACGGCCTGAATGGTCGGGGTGAAAGCAGGCCCGTTGGTTGCCACAACTCGGAAACCTGCGAGCTGACCAATCTCACCGCGATAAATGCGGTTGGTGTTGTTGAATTGGTTGGCCGCTTTGAAATCGTCGTCATCCAACAGAGACGCCTTCACGCGGGGAGCCACAACCAAAACGAAGTCAGTCCCGAACTTCTGCGCGCCGTTGTCTTCCAGGAGGGCCGCGCTGTCCAACATTTCGACGTAAGACATTACGTCCGTGTTGTCGATGTCAGCAATGCTGCTTCCGGTGCCAACGTACTTGATGGTCGTGCCAGCCGCGAGCACGTTGTAAACCAAATGGTCGTACAGCTCGCCTTGATGCAGTCCGAGGTTACGAAGAACCTCTTGCACTGCGGGATGCTTCACGGTCAGCTCAGCAAGATCGGTCAGGCGGATCAGCTTGCCGTACTGTTCAGCAACAGCCGTCAGAGCGGTGATGGTCTGCAACTCAGCGTCGGGAGTGATACCTTCCGTCAACTGAGTAGGAGTCCCAGAGGGAGAGGTATACTTCTCGTACCGGGTGAAAGAGATGGTCTTGGAACTGTTCGAAGGAATCGGCACCTTCTCACCGAACTGGTTCAGGACGGTGTTGAACTCTGCGACCTTCAACGTTTTCTTAGCGAAATACGTTTGAAGATCAGCAGAGAGAATGCTTGTGTTAGTTAAAGAGTCAGCCATTGAAGTTTCCTTTTGAGAGATGTTGAGCGGCTGACGGTCTAACCGGGAAAGCTAACTTAGAAATCCAGGTTCAGTTTCGCGTTTCCGAGCTTTGCTTCGAGTGCTGCAAGGTCGTCAACGGGAGCCTGCTTGGACTTGTTACCTGTCGGTTTAACCGTAACTGCTCGGTTGTTCTTTTTGAGGTTTTGAGTCACCTTAGCGGCGGCGGCGTCCGTAGCCTTTTTCACCAACTCGCCTGTCTTCAAACCGCGATAGATTCCGAATGCGCTTTTCAGAATCTCGGGGAAGCTTCGGTATTGTCGGGAGCCTTTCGCTTGGATGAGTTGCTGCAAGAGCATGGGGTTCTCTTGTAGAGTTTTCTCCATGCCTCCAGACTCAAGGAACTCGGCGAATCCTTCATTGACGAGTACGGCCTCGCCTTTCTCGTTTTTCGTTTTCGCGCTGGTGAAGCGACTCACTGCAATCTCAAGCTGCATGTCAGCCATTGTTTCGAGAAGGTCTCCCAAAACCGGGGCAACGTGCTGCTGAAAATGATGGTCAACCAACGCAAGGTTTGCTTCGACGGGGTTCTTTGCTGCGGCCAAAAAGTAGTTGTCGGGGTTGGCCGTCCAATCAGTGACGGGATCGGGAGCCTCAGACGCCTTGGGTTGTGCCGTTGGCCTCTGTTGCTGTACCGGCGCGCTCTGCTGAGCGGGTTTCCCTGTGATCGGGTCGAATCCTGTCTGAGCAATCAACTGATTCCTCATGCGAGTAATCAGGTCATTCTTGTGTTTGTGAGAGTTGATGGCGTCTTCTTTTGTCTTGTAGACAATTTCGCCATCCTTCAAAAACGGTTCTGCTTCTTTCTGTTCCGCTTGTGGCGGGGTGTCTTGGTTGTCGGAGCCCTCAGATTCACCTTCTCCCTCGGCTCCTTCCTGCTCTACTGCGCCCTCGGTGTTAACATCGCCCTCGGCGGCTCCGGCGTCTGCGCTACCTTCTTCGCTTTCGTCGTCCGTCTGACCGGGGAACGCTCCTTCAATCGGCAAATCCTCTATTGAGTTGTCCAATTCGGAAGTGTCGAGTACATCAAGTTCGTTAGGCATAGGCTTGTGGCCGTCTCCTTAAGTTGGCTTGACCTTGTGGGTCGATTTAGATACGGGCTTTTAGTCTCTGAAGCAGCGATTGCTTTTCCTGCTCGTTCATCTGCGCTGCTCGCTGTCCTGTGTCGGCCCCCGCGTTCTCGATACAGGTTTTCAAAAGCTTGCGGTAGTTCTCTTTCTCCAGGAGGCACGCTTGAAGCTTGGTCACTTGCTCAGGGTCTTTGAATGCGTCCACCTGAAGCAGCAACTTCGCCTGCTCTTTCTCTTGCTCTTCGCTCCACTCCATCAGCCGGAGAAACCCGGCGTGATCTCTGAGCGTTGCGATAACGGCTAGGTCTTCCTTAGTAAGAGCCCTCACTTACCCCCCTTTGCGATTCATTGGGCGCGTAGCCTGCTGTTGCGTCGGAGAACTTCTGTGATTCACTTTCAACCTGTTGCTCAGTGCTCATCGCTTGAGGCGCGGAGTGCTGGGAAATCATTCCCTGCTGAATCTGCTGCATCGCCATCATGTGACCTTGCTCGTGCTGTTGGATCGCCATGAGAGCGAGATTCTTAATCTCGTCCGGCAGCACTCCACCAATCGGGGACTGCTTCGCCTTCTGTAAGTCCTGAAGGTGTTGCTGATGGTTGTCCCACATGTTGACGGGTACAGGCTGACCGCCGAGAAGCATCAGGTTCTCTTCGTCTTGTGTTAACGTGCTCGCAGGTTTCTCAAACACGATACCTGGCGGAAGGTCGATAAGTTGCGCGTAGCTCGTGACAAGCTCGTACTGATCCACAAACGGGCTCTGTCCGAACATCTGAGAGAACTGCGCGATGTTCTGAAGCTTGACGCTCTTGTTCATCAAGTTCTGAGCGGCAACCGGAACAAAGTCGAACTGCTTGTAAATCTCAACCGGGCTCACCTTCACCATAGGCTCTTGGCCGGTGATACGAACCTCCACGGGTTCGTTGTCTCCGATGAACTGTTGCCACAGAACAACGTTCATATCGAGAATCTGCTTGAGAACTCTTTGCTCAAGATTCTTGATAAGGTCTTTGAACCGGAAACCCATCTGGTCTATGACCTGTTGGATTCCTGCGGCTGTGCGGTTGGAGCGAGCGGAGCCTTGGCCCCTGGCGTAGAAGTCATCCATGCCGGACGAGAGAGCAATCATCGACTTGATAAGGTCGAGGATGCCGTAGTCGCCGCTTGCCGGTGTGAAGTTCGGTAGCGCCGTGACTGCCTTCGTTGTGTCGCCGTAAACTCCGACGAGCCCACCTGGAACGTTGAAGTTATTGAAGTCGTTCAGGTCGATGTCTGCATCTCGGCTGTAGACGTATCGCCTGTTAACACCCTGATTCCAGTTGTCGATAATCATATTCACCATCACGTTCAAGGTTTCCTGAAGGCGCTGGTTCGGTTCAACGATTCCGACTCCGAAGATTTGATTGGGGAGCCGGGTGTAGCTGTCTCCCACGAAAGGCTTGCGACCGTGGAGGAATGGGTTCTCTTCCTCGCGAATCACATACTCTCCAACCTTCTTGACTTCTTTGTTTCCAGACAGAGACGTGCCCCTGTAGGCGTGCATCTCATCAATCTTGTCCTGTGCGTCGTCACCTTCGGCAAGGGTCATCACGCAGACTTTTTCATCCGTCCAATACTCCAAGACGCGCACTAGGTCAGAGTCTCGCACCTCTCCAAGATCGGCCAACACTTCGGCCACTCTCTCCGGAATAAAGATAGGGTCTTCGCCCTCAGCTCCTTCCTTGAGCTGCTTCACTGTTAACTCTGTCTCGTGCATGATGTGTCGAGCGTTGTCGATGCACGTAGCAGCCGGGTCGATGAAGATGTTGAACGGGGAAATAACTTCGAAGCCGGGGAAGTTATCTTCTACTTCCTGAGCCTCGGGGATGATGAGGTTAGACTCAACTCCCTCCAACACTTGCTTATCGAACCTGACAACCTTCTTGCGGTTCCGCGACCAGTCAACCTTTGCCACGGCGAAGCCGAAGATGGCCCACAGCTTCAGGAAGTCGTGAATCTTGTCGATGATGAAAGACTTCTGAAAGCCGTATTGGAGAAGCTTGTACATCTTCTCCGCGTCCTTACGGTCTTTGCCGTCGAAGCCGGTAACATCGAACCAATCGTTATTTGGAATGATGATGTCAGCAATGCGAGCAACTACGCCCTC